TCTCCTTAAAGAGAAGTATAACGTAACAGATAAACAGCTAAAAGAAGCTATTCAGTATGCAGGTTTAGATCCACTAGACTTTATTGCTGAGAACACACAATGGTTTGTTCTTGAGGATAAACGCTTATCACCCGGATCTTATAAAGTACTTAATGATAAGATGATAAATAGTACATTAGATGAGGTTGTCTATAAACGTGATCTGGTAACTGTAGGTGAATCCTGCTATCCTGTTGGTGATGTGTTTGGTCTAGATGTGTATGAAGCAACTCATTCACGTACAAGACAGTCAATATACGTAACGATCGGAGAGTTGGCAAGATGAAAAAGGTTGGTGAAGATGTAGCAGCGACTAGCACGGCATCGATTCCTAATCCTGCCCAAACCGCTATGGGCCCTTCTCGACTGCCAGTACACATATTTAGACGCCGTGTTGGTAAAGAAATACATATGACTGATAGGCGCAGACGTAAAGATAAGACCCCAGTCCTTTTAAAGAAATTTAGAAAGTATATGGAAGACAATGGCTAAATTATACTTAATGTTATTCTTAATAAGTATTTTCGGTAGTGTCGGCTATGGAGGATATTCTTACTATTTGTGGTCACAGGAGACTATTGGCACATTAAGAGAGAATAACGTAAAACTTAAGTCTGCAGCTGAGACACTACAAAATACAGTAGACACCATGGCAGCTGATGCTAAAAAGAATGAACAACTAAATAAAGATCTTACTACCAGATTACAACAATCTCAAAAGCACCTTGATAAACTAAGAGGTGTATTTGCAAAAATAGATTTGACTATGGAGGCATTGACAAATGCACAAGGACTCGAAGACAGGGTTAACAATGCAGTTAACAAACTTATTGGCCGGATCGAAAACGAAACTACTCCTCCTAGCGATAAGCCCACTGATACTGGCGGCGTGCAGCAGTAGAGCACCTGAAGCTGAAGTAGTGGTTACTACCCAGTATCAGAAACAAAACATTCCAATTCAAGAACGTCCTAAGGCCGTGCAGTTTCCTCCAGTTGATTGGTTTGTTATTACAGAAGAGAACCTTGAAGAAAAGATTAAAGAGATTCAAGGTAAAACAGGCAATACCGTTGTATTTGCAATAACACCAAAAGGCTATGAAAACCTGGCCTTGGGTATTGCTGAATTACGCAGATACGTCAAAGACCAACAAGCTATTATCGTCTACTATGAAGAAGCGTTGACAGAAGAAGAGCAACCTTCTAAAAAATAAAAAAATATATTTGTTTAATATCGCGGCTTTTTAGTGTTTACTAGGAAGCCGCTTTTATATATAATACTACCTAAAATCAAAGACAATCCAATTACCTAGCTGCATAAATGCGTTATGCGGTATTAATATTTTTATTCGAAAGAGGTGTTAAATGCTCAAAGTGGTTCCTAACAATAGAGATTACGATCTACGTGCTGTTATGTCAGACACAAAGTTTTATGAAGGCTATTCAAGATGGGATGAATCTAAAGATCGATATGAAACGTGGGAAGAGTCAGTAGCACGTGTTATGGACATGCATCGGGACTACTACAAAGATAAAATGACACCAGAACTGTCATTGATGATTGACGAAGCCGAATCGCTATACAAATTGAAGTATGCTCTAGGAGCACAGCGTGCGCTACAGTTTGGTGGAGATCAACTACGCAAGCACCAAATGCGGATGTATAATTGTACATCAACATACGCTGACCGGCCTCGTTTTTTCTCAGAGTTGTTTTACGTTCTTCTATGTGGCGCTGGTGCAGGATTCTCTGTACAAGATCACCATACAGCACGTTTGCCTGATATCGCAGATCGTAAAAAGCAAGCTAAAGGTTGGGTTGTTGAAGATTCTGTAGAAGGTTGGGCAGATGCATTGGGCGCATTGATGTCATCGTATTTCACAGCAGATCAGCAATTCCCTGAAATGGCCGGTCGTAAAGTTTATTTTGATTTGAACTCTGTACGTCCAAAGGGCGCTATGATTAATGGTGGTTTTAAAGCTCCAGGGCCAGAACCACTCCGTAAGGCCTTGGATAAAATTGAACATCTGATTCAGTCTCGTGTGTTGAAAGGCGAGAAACGCCTGCGTCCTATCGATGTATATGACATTGCTATGCATGCTGCTGATGCAGTATTGGCTGGTGGTGTTCGTCGTTCTGCAACCATTTGTTTGTTTACAGCAACTGATGAAGAGATGATTAATGCTAAGACAGGCAACTGGTTCACAGACAATCCACAGCGTGGTCGTTCTAACAACTCAGCTGTAATTGTGCGCGATGAGATTACTAGAGAACAGTTTAAATCTATTATGGGATCGATTAAAGAGTTCGGTGAACCTGGATTTTATTTTGTTGAAGATAAAGATTTTACAACGAACCCATGTGTTGAGATTGGCATGTATCCACAGATTGATGGACAGTCAGGATGGCAAGGGTGTAACTTGACAGAGATTAATGGCGGCAAATGCACAACTAAAGAAGAATTCTTTAAAGCGTGTCGTGCCGGTGCTATTCTAGGTACACTCCAAGCTGGATATACAGAATTCAAATACTTGGATGCAAACACAAAGAAAATCTTTGAACGTGAAGCTCTATTGGGCGTGTCTGTAACAGGTTGGATGAATAACCCAGATGTTTTATTTGACGCTGATGTTCAACGTGAAGGTGCTGAGATCGTTAAGCGAGTGAATAAAGAAGTTGCTGCATTGACTGGTATCAATCCAGCAGCGAGGACAACATGTGTCAAGCCTTCTGGTAACGCATCAGTACTACTTCAGACTGCTTCTGGGATTCACGCAGAACATTCACCACGTTATATTCGTCACATCCAGTTAAACAAAGATACAGAAGTGGCTCAACTAATTGCTGAGAGCAATCCATATATGGTTGAAGAGTCTGTATGGTCAGCTAATGGTACTGATTACTGCATTGGCTTTCCAATTGTAGCTCCAGCAGGATCATTGTATCGTGAAGAAACATATGGTACAGCTCTGCTTGAAAAAGTGTCGATGGTACAGAATAACTGGGTAGAAGCTGGTACAAACGTAGAACTTTGTGCTCAACCAACCATTCGTCACAACGTATCAAACACCGTTACCGTACAACCTCATATGTGGTCTGAAGTAGAAGACTATGTGTATGACAACCGTCATTCATTTGCAGGAATTAGTTTCCTAGCTGGTATGGGCGACAAGGACTTTGCACAAGCACCCATGACAGAAGTACTTGATGAAGATCAAATTGTAGCGAAGTATGGCAAAGCAGCTTTGTTTGCATCTGGTTTGATTGTTGATACTCGTAAGTCAGGTTTCCGTGACTTGTGGGATGCGACGATGCAAGCTCAAATGCCAGAAGAGTATCGTGGTGAAGTTTCTGATCTAAACAAAGAATGGATTCGTCGTTATAATAAGTTTGCTAATAATTACTTTGATGGTAGTTTGAAAGAAACAGAGTATTGTTTGAAGGATGTTTTCCTACTTCACAAATGGGTCAAGATTCAACAGAATATTAAACCAATTGATTTCGTATCACAACTAAATCAGAAAGAATTCACTGATATAGATACGATGGGCGCCATAGCGTGCCAGGGCGGTGCCTGTGAAATTACATTTTAAGGGGTCATAAATGGAAGAAGAATATTGGACAGAGTGCGATGCTTGCGAGTGTGAGACACAGGTCATGGTGATAGATAATGAGGAAGTTCCTCAGTTCTGTCCAATGTGTGGCACTTCTACTGAGTTTGAAACATTTGATTCTTAAAACTATAAATAGCCCCAGATAAGGGGCTATTTTTTTATGTGGTTATATGAAGATAAAGAGTTTAACGAAACGCCTGAAGAATATCAGGGTTTTGTATATCTGATTACCGAATTAGATACTGGAAAAAAGTATGTCGGTAAGAAATTCTTTTGGAAACCCAAGATCTTACCTATCACTAAGACCCGCAAGAGGCGCGTTAAGACGCGCGTAGAGTCCGACTGGCGCACCTATTTTGGTTCCAGTAAGGAAGTACAAACACTTGTAGAATCTAAGGGAAATGATAATTTTAAGAGAGAAATTCTTAAACTTTGCAAAACAAAAGGTGAGTGTTCATACTATGAAGCCAAAGAACAATTCGCAAGGGATGTTCTATTTAGTGACGAATACTATAATGAATTTATAGGTTGTAAAATACATTCAAAACATCTAAAAAAGTAGTGTACAACCCCTGAAATAATGTGTATAATAAGTAGGGGCATTACGCTAGGGACAGTATATAGGATTTACTATGATTATTATTGACTACAATGGCATCGCGATTTCTAATATCATTACACAGAAATTAGACATTGATGAGAACTTAATTCGCCATATGATTTTAAACTCCATACGTATGTATAGAACCAAATT